GGAAAGGTCAGAGCCGAACCCATCATCGCAAACTTCTTAAGTTTGAGAAGTTTCGGATGCTTCTTATCGATAGCATTCGATAGCAATGGGGTTCTGCATGCCATCATGGCAGAGAGGATATCCGGTCGTTTCCGGAAAGCTCTCTCTACCACGTAGCATGTCAGACGGTCGCTTGCAGCACTGAGGTCTATAGTAGCAGAACCACCAAATGACGCTATACGCGCCATCTGTTGATTTTGCGTCTGATCGGATATGTTAATTGAAGTCCCAATATAGGACTTCTTATAACCATCCAACAGAAAGTCCTCAAGGCCCTGTTGTATCCATTGATTAGCAGTAGGCTCCGATGCAATAATGCGAGGACCCTTATGCGTCTTTGGTACGACAGCGAGCTTCGATGCCACTTGTCCGTCGATAGGATATGTATCATCCAACATGTAGTTGGTAGAAGCATGCCTATCAAAAGGAAAAAGAGACTGAAGCTTAGCAGGCCAAACAGGAAAGGAATACTTGCTTCCATTCCTGGAACCGTCAGAAACAGCTCCTGGTCCATGACGTCCTCTTATCTGGTGCGTCTCGAGGAAGGGGAATTCACAACCGACGATGTCGAAGACTCGTTGGAGGTGTAACCCAAAGCTCGTTCCACACTTGGTAGAACTACCAGATGTCCCGTCGATTCCAGCAAGTGCACTAGCACAGGCTGAGCCATCGGCGAAACTAATAGTAGTCCTCCAATCGAGAGCCCCAATAGGGTCCTCCCAATCAAGGGAAGGACACGGTAGAGACTCCTCGACAGCGTAGAGATCAGCAATAGCAGCAAACTTGAAGTGTTCACTGCACTCTCCTTTCAACTTTTTGAAGAGATAGCAAAGCTGTCTAATCAAAAAGATCGAGGTAGAGCACGGCTGATCACGAAGAGTACCGTCATATTTGAACACTCGTGATGTCAGCGCCCAGAAGAGTCTGGGTCTAGCATCATTACCGCGACATGTCACTAGCTTGTGAAAGCCAGGTATTGACTGACTGCGGAGAGAGCCTGAGGCTAAGGATTGTTCGAAAACTTTCCCAAACTCAGGGAGGTCAATGGTGAAATACCGTTGGCCTCTGTCCAAAACAAGGCGTTCAAGATGGGTTTGATCCCACTCGATCGACTTGCGATTCACTTCAGGTATCCAACGTACAATGTCCCTGTAAAGGGCCTTGTACGCTCCCAGGAGGAACTCATGCCCCATAGGAATTGTAGTCATAACTGCAAACTCCTTATGGGCTTGAGTAGATCCGTCCTGGTAGTGACCATACGACCGCAAGGTCGCGACAACCTCGACTATTGACTAGAACCTGAAGAAAGCTCAGCTTTCACCGTTCAGGAACTTATCAACATTCGCAGAAGTGGCATACGCACACAGGGCCAACACATGGTTCTTGACGAGAGTCAAGTCCATGCCGTCAGGGTTCTGAATGACTAGCCACGTCGCCAGGCGAAGCTGGGGTGTAGTAGAGGTCGCGAAGACCGTATACTCCACCTTAACAACGTGCCCTTCACCAAACTGACCGCCGGCAATCTTACCGTCGGAATGTTTGATAGTCAGGACAAGTTCGTCTGTCGAAGAACGGAGACGATAAACGGCTCCGTTGTTGTCTTGGTTAATACGAGCCACACTTTTGGCAACGGCATTAACCGTAATGGTCTGCGGATCAGCGAGCATGATTTCCTTTCGGGGCGCCTCACGGCGTTCCATGAGGGCGTCTCACGACGCTCTCGTTTGAGGGATCATCGCCTTGCGACTGCAAGCGATGCAAGTATACCGAGTTGCCTTCCACTTAGGAAAGGCACGTTAGCTGAGATACTAGACGACGAGGTAGGCACCCTTTCCTTCACAACTTGATGAAGATGAGGGTACGAATGCGTCAACACGGACGTACCTTCTAGCGTAAAGCTAGATTTACGTTCAGTGTGCGTCATAGTATAGCAAGCCCCTGGGACGAAGCCGACTAGATTTCGTCTGGCAGCAAGTATGTTGCCAAGATTAGAAAACCAGTCGACTAACCACGACCAAGGGAGCAATTCCCACGCAGTAGATAGGTCAACAGTCAGACCGAGAACAGACCGAAAGGCCTGATAACGAATCTGATTTAGACTCGGCATTTCAGTACCTGGATCATAAGAAGGGATCCAAGATACTGAAACCCACCGACGGCAAAAGCCAGTATGCCTTACGTACATCGTCCCTCCACCGGGCGGGAACGCCCAGAGGGTCTTTGTACCAGGCAAGGTGACTGTGCCGACATCTGCTTTATACGAGCCTCCACCATTCTCATGAAGACGAGATAGGTGACGAACACGTTTATCGATCGATGCTTGAAGACCTAGGAGATTTCCTAGATCACCCAATAGCGGTTTCCACCCGAACTGGTAGTTCAGGTTTCCACTCGCTATTTTCTGTGCAATCGATCGACCTGCAATCCTGAAGAGATCAGGGAGTTCCCTAAGCTCAACAAGGAAAACAGGAACGTCGACGATAGGTTGACTAGGATTACTCCTAGACAACAAATCGGCGACGGATAAACCTGTCGGGGCTGGTACTCCTGGATGAGAAACACCAGTATACCGATAATCCGCATAATGCGTATTAAACGGAAACCCTGGAGCAGTATCACCAGTAAGGAACCAGTCAGACTCGTCGTTTATGGTCGTGCTGAAAGCACCACCAGAACGATAAGGGCGTGGATTGCCAATAGACACCAAACTTCCATAAGATCCTCTCTTGCCAGATGTGAGTGTAGTCCCCGATGAAGTAGTCGCGGACCCACTAACAGTGGCCCGATTGTCAAATGGAGTTGTTGTCATTCTCAGCAAACGGGTAATAGGAGTTCAAATCCGGCTTGCGCCGGGGGGTCCCACGTGGG